TCTACGTTGACGTATGGACCTGCGAATGCTGGTACTGCAAGAGTGGATGCTACAAGAGCAAGTGCAATAGTTTTCATTGATTAGTTTTTATAAGATTTGTAGTAAGTGATGCCACGATATTTGAGTTTTAGTTCTCTCTTAAAAAGTTCCTGCTCCTTAGTACGAGCGTGAAGTTCTAGTTGAGACATATTTATACCTCGAATACCAAGACCCCGTTCCATGCCTTGGTTTCATGCGTCCCAGGTGGGATGAACGGACGTGGCGATTATTTTTTCTTGGTAGTTTTTTTAGGTCTGCCTACTTGATTTCCGTAGGTTCCCTTTCCTGATCTGTTATGCATATTCGTGTCCTTTAATAGTTGCTAAGTCGAGTGGGAAGTTGTGTGCATTTCTTTCGTGCATCACCTCCATCCCTAGATTTGCTCTGTTCAATACATCTGCCCAAGTAGGTATCACCTTCGAGTTGGCAGCAACTATGGATTGATTGAAGTTAAATCCATTCAAGTTGAATGCCATCGTGGATATACCCATCGAAGTCAACCATATGCAAACCACTGGAAAAGCGGCAAGAAAGAAATGTAGAGAGCGAGAATTATTAAAACTTGCATACTGGAAAATCAAACGTCCGAAGTAACCATGAGCAGCAACGATGTTGTAGGTCTCATTCTCTTGACCAAATTTGTATCCATAGTTCTGTGATACAAGTCCAGTCGTTTCCCTAACTAGAGAGGAGGTAACGAGACTTCCGTGCATAGCAGCAAATAGAGCACCACCAAACACACCTGCTACTCCGAGCATGTGAAAGGGATGCATGAGAATGTTGTGTTCTGCTTGGAACACGAACATAAAGTTGAATGTGCCAGATATACCGAGAGGCATTCCGTCACTGAAACTACCTTGACCAAATGGATAGACGAGGAAAACTGCATATGCTGCAGCAACTGGTGCTGAGTAAGCAACGCAAATCCAAGGTCTCATACCAAGTCGATAAGATAACTCCCACTGTCTTCCTAAATATGCTGCTATTCCTATTAGGAAGTGAAAGACAATTAGTTGGTATGGACCTCCGTTATACAACCATTCATCAAGAGTTCCTGCTTCCCAAATGGGATAGAAGTGTAGACCTATGGCATTGGAACTAGGAACTACTGCTCCAGAAATAATGTTGTTGCCATAGAGTAATGAACCAGCAACTGGTTCTCTAATTCCGTCAATATCGACGGGAGGTGCAGCGATAAATGCAACAAGAAATGCTGTCGCTGCGGTTAAGAGTGCAGGGATCATGAGCACTCCAAACCAACCAACATAGAGTCGGTTGTTTGTGCTCGTAACCCAGTCACAAAAACTATTCCAATCTGAGGATTTGGTTAATGTGCCTGTAGTCATTTAAAAAATTCCAGGGATTAATTGTCCTGTAGTGGCATAAGCACCGAGTGCTGCAATAACGCCGATCATTGCAAGGCGACCGTTTAGTTCCTCTGCGTCGTGCATGAGGATGTTCTGTTCTTCTCTTTCCATAATTTCGATAGGTGGTTCTAGTGCGATAATTTCTGTGTCGTTCATTTCTATAAAAGAGTGGGTCTATGGCGAGGACGATGAATCGGGTCGCCACGAAACTCAGTTAGAAATTAATGTCTGAGCGATCGAGTTTATTCATAACGTCTTGTCTAAAAGCAGGGTCTTTGTCGTAGCGAGGATCGCTGATTGCTTCGACAACTTGTGCCTGACTTTTGAATACATCACCAGACGACTTGGGTGGTTTACCACTCAACATTCGTCCTTCGTATCCATTCGCATTTTCGTATTGTGCTTTCAGTCCACTAACTGCTAGTTGGATGGATTGAACATCACCTGAATCACAGAGAGCATCAAATGCATCGACTGTGGGTCTAGGTAAATTTTGTGTTGCCCAATTCAGTAGGTTGGAATATTCCTGATCTCCTCCTGCAGAATTTTTAATGGAATTAACTTCTGCATCTGTTAGGTCTGGAGATTCTGGAGATTCTGGAGCAGGTGCTTTAGCAGCAATAGATTGCATTTCCATGTACGCGGAAACCAAATCTTGACTACTCATCTGCTGAAACTTTTCTAATGTCTCTGCACCGATTTCACCTTTCTCGTTGAACTCAAGACTTGCATCAGTAATCAGTTGTACCTGTGGTGATATTTCAGGGAGTTCTTCTGTTTCCTCTTTTTGTTCAGGTTCAGGTTCTCCCTTCTCATCACTGCCAAGTTTCTGTTGGAGTTCGATATATGCTTTTTCTAATTCTTCTGCATTCTTATATTTTCCTGCAAGAAGACTTTCCTGTTCTGCCTCTAATTTAGAACCGACCTCCAGAGAATCCTGCTCTTCTGGTGAGAGGTTTTCTTCTGTGGTAACGGTGTCAGTACCAGGATCATATGTAAGTGTTTCTGCCATAGTTATTCAGTAGGTGGTTCATCTTGTGGTGGTTGTTCTGCACCTTCACTCATCATTGGATTCTTAGATGGATCCATCATTGGTGAACTAATAAACTTGCCTGATTGTTTGATGAGTTCTTGTTGTTGTGCTGCTTCTTGTTGTGCTTGCATTTCTTGTTGAAGTTGTTGTTGACTCTTCACAAGATTCAAGACATCAATACCTTGTGCAGCAGCAAGACGTTTTATGTATTCACTAGGATCGACGTATTTCATCAATGCCTCTGGTCCCATTGTTTGAGCAATGGTTCCTACAAATTGAGTAAGACTTTCTCTGTCCTGTCCACGTCCAAGAGCATTCACTCCTGCGACGATCTGAGGACGAACAATGTCTTTCGGTATCTTTGGAAGTTGATTACTACGTTGAAGGATATGGAGTGTTCGATTGAGATAAGGAACAAGGAACTCAACAGTGAGAAGACTGAAGAGTCCTCCAAGTTGTTTCTCTAGTTCTAACTGAGTAAGACGAACCTCCTCTGCTGTAACTCGTTCTGCTTGACGCATCTGTACAACCAGGAAGGCATCACTAATCCTTCGTTCAATAGCGAGTGCTTGCTCTGCTGCTGTCCTAAAGTCAGCAGTTTTTCCGACTTGAATTACTGCAACATCTTCGGGTCTTCCTTGGACGATTGCACCTGACGATGCTTGAGCGATCGTTTGTGGTTTCGTGGTTGAACTCGGTGAAACAAGGAAGATTACTTTTGCTGCAACACTGGCACCTTCAACGAGTGCTTGACTTAGTGCCTCTAAAGATTTGAGATCGCCGAGGAACTCCTCAACTCTGCCTCTTCCATAATCTTCTCCATCAACCGCATTGAATCTCAAGACCAACCAAGGACTTGTTTTCTTAGGTGCAGTACTTCTTGTATTAGGAATGATCTTGTCGAACGCTTCTTGGTGCCATACCCAACGTCCGCTTTTCTCATCCAATTTGACGCAGGTGTATACCTCAACGTCTTTGTCATCTGATCCTGAGTAGACCTCACCATTCACTTCGTTTGGTTGAGTTGCATTAATTTCTGGCAGATCAATACCAAGAATTTTTCTACTAATAAGTTCCTTAGTAACTATCTCTAAGACATTCCCGTCTCCATCACGATTAACTACGTAACGGTTTAGGGGATAGTTCTTGAGACCGTCCTTACCCATAAATATCAACGCATTCCCACCAACAATCAGATGCTTCAATGCTTGATGTACAACTACTCGATCACTAGAAGCATTGATGTAATCCATGACCATTCTTTCCATCTTGGAAAAGGAAAGGTCTAGTTCACTTCTAATTTCAGGAGGTAGTTCTTCACCTAACTTGTCATCTCTGATCTGTAGTTTGAAGAATGTTGTTTGTGGTGGTAGTAATGCCAGCATCAATTTTGCTGCCAGGTTTACTACTGACTTTGCTCCGATGCTTTGCCACGGAGTAGTTAGTTGCTGATGATTCTGTGTGGATTGATCATCTCTAATTAGGTAAGGCAGTGTTAGTTCTGAACAATCAACTGCTGTGTCGAGGAACTGACGACGATTGCTAGATAGTTGATTATATCTTTCACGTGCCGTTGTCATGTTGGTGTAGATATACCTTGAGCAGGTGCAGATGGTAGAGATGTAGTTGCTGGATCAACAGCAGTTAGTGTTTTAAGACCTTCTCTTACTCTCTGACGATCTTTCTTTTGTTTATTTGTAGTTCCCACAGTTATTGTTTCGTCTTCTCCTTTGAGTTTCTCTGGATCTAGACTGCCAGTTGACGATGGTTTAACAATTGGTGCTGGCGGTGTTTCGTTTCTTGCAATCTGAGGAGTACTCTGTTGCTGTTGTCTCCTATTCAGATACTGTGCTGCTATCGTTGTTACCGCGTAAATGACGGGTGCTGGTACGCACATTAGATTTCTTCCTCCATAATTGATTTCATATATTCGATGACACTTGCTTGTCCTGCTCTATACATAATTGACTCGATAGTGTCGTTAGGTGATATAGGTCGGGCGGAAAAATTATTCTCTAAACGTGTGACCAGATCGTCTAGTCGTTGGTTGTGAAGTTTAAGCGTATTGAGGGAGATTGACATTTGAGTGTTCGAAGAATGAGGGCATTCGTGCTGCTTTTGTAGAAGATAGTTCGGGTGCTTTTCCTTCGTACATAAGTCGATCACTAGCATTCAACCAAAAATTTTTGTCCAAATATCTATCGTCTACATTTGAAGTAAGAGGTTGGAAAATCCAGTTAATGGTTGCCTTCCTAAGTTTGTCCAAAGAAGGACTCCAATGTAGACCCATATCAGCACATACGAGACTATTAGTGGCAACGTGTATTTGTTCCAGTTGTTATCGTAAAGGTTCTTTATCCTCTACCTCTACATCTTTTCCATCGATGTAGTTCAGACTATATCTTCACCATAAGGTGCTAGGCGCTCGTGTCTCCATTACTCAGTTTCCTGTCGGGAGTTAGTCGTTGAACCTTTCAACTTGTAAGTTGACTTGGATGCTGATTTGCCATTGATGGAGGCGTTCCAGCAGTTCACCTAGTTTTTTATAGTAGGAACCAACAATTAATCCCTACTGATGTCGGCGCTGACAGTCCTAAGACCAGCATCGCCATTAAAACGAAACATTGGAAGAATAACGAAAAATATTGCACGTTCTATAACTAATGCTTTTAAAATTGTGTGATCAGGGTGTTGTTCCCAAGCATCTCTTAAAAGAAACGCTTCT